TCGTGATGTGGATCTCGCAGCGAATGCACGTGATCACTCCAAGGATGCATTTGACCTGCGCATCATGACGCCCAATCTCGGTCGCCGCATCGGTGACTGGCGCCTCCAGCCAAAGGAGGCGGTCGGGAACCTTCAGGACGTTTCTCCAGACGCCAACCGGTTTCCTTTCGGTCAGCCCGTTTACGACCTGTATAACCGTCAATATGTGACGAATAAAATGAACAACCTCCAGCCAATTGAGCGCCGCCGTGTCGGTCCAGGTCTGGGCGTCGGCTCGAATGTGGATGCCGCGGGTGGCTTCCACCAATACTTCCGCGTGTTGCCCAACAACGTCAATGAGGAGCGCCTCACGACGCTCGAGGGTCGGAATGGTCCAGCTGATTCTTTCATCAAGAGCGGTGGTGCTGGTGGTATTGGTGAGGTGACGCACCAGGCTAAGGAGACCAAGGCGTGGTATCGTGACCCGGCTCGGAATCGTGCCCAGGGTCAGGGTGGCGCCATCACCGGTGCTGAGGGCCGCCCCGAGTTTCTCAAGACGGCTAAGAACACCATTCGCGACGAACAAACGACGCGCAATGACACGCTCTCCACGGGCCCGGCCCAATACAATGTGGCTCAGCCATACGCCGAGGGTGGGGGCGGCGCATATACCGACAAGTCCCTGACGCGCGTGAGCGATAACCGCTCCAATCCGGATCGTGCAGGAAACGCCGGTGGGATGAATGTCCGCAACGATCCCGTCAACCAGGTGGGCGCGATGACCAACCTCCGCCCAGAGTCAAAGCCGGTGCCAGTCTCTCATATGAACGGCTCCCGGTTCCAGAACTATCTGGGCCCGGAGTTTTACAGATTCGATGAGAAGAAAGATAAGCTCAACCCACTGGCTTCGTCCAAGTGTCTTGACGTGGCCATCCAGCAGCTCGAGAAAAACCCGATCGCCCTCCCTCCCCTTTCGGCCGTCTAAATCCACAGTAAAATAATCTAGACCAATTGTAAAATGAGCGGTGGTATCGTTCAACTTGTCGCAACTGGTGCTCAGGACGCTTGGCTGACGGGCAAACCCGAGGTTTCCTTTTTCCGCTCCAACTACCGGCGTTACACCCATTACGCCAGCTCGACGGAGCGTCAGGTGATCCAGGGCGCCCCCATCGCCGGTGGCATCTCCACCGTCCGTCTGGAGAAGAAGGGTGATCTGGTCAACTATATATATCTGTCCGCCCGTGACGCCAACGGCGCGATGGTGCCCATTGTGGATTGGACCAAGGTGATTGACAAGATCGAGCTCATGATCGGTGGTCAGGTGATCGACACCCAGGACGTGACCTACTCGACCGCGATCGAGCCCGTCACCGGTGCCCAGAACTATAGCCAGCGTCTGCTCATCGGCAACGTGACCGACCCCACGAACGGAACCAACGTCTTCTACCCCGTCAAGTTCTTCTTCAACAAGGATTGGTCCGTGTCCCTGCCCCTGGTGGCTCTGCAGTTCCACGACGTGGAGCTGCGCATCACCTGGTCTTCAAGCCTGGCGACCGCGACCGGCTTCAACGCCGCCGTGGGCGCCAGCACTTACAACCAGTTGCAGTACATCTGCTGGGCCAACTTCACGTACCTGGACCAGGCTGAGCGCGATTACTTCGCCAACACGCCCCAGGATCTGCTGATTACCCAGGTCCAGCGCACGATCGTTCTGGGCTCCCAGACGATGCAGGAGTTGGCTCTGGCTCAGCCCGTCAAGTTCTTGGCCTTCACGAGCAACAACTACACCCAGACTTACGGAAGCACTGGCACCAACGCGGCTCTCGTCAAGGATCACCAGCTCAAGACCCAGGTGAACGGTGTGGATGTCGGTGAGTTCCGCCACCTGCCCACCTATGTTGACCTGCCCCAGTACTTCAATACGCCTTATGGCTACCTGCCCAACGGACAGGACGCCGGTCTGGCCAATGTGGGCATCATCAGTTACTGCCTGGACACCTCCAAGCTCCAGCCCACGGGCACCCTGAACTTCTCCCGTCTGGACACGTACCGCATCGTCGTGCCCCCCACCATCACCATCGGCGCTCTGATCAAGAGCACGTACCTGTACGCCATCGGCTACAATGTGCTCCGCATCCAGAACGGCCTCGGCTCGCTCCTCTACGCCAATTAAACCCAATTTTAAACATATAATTATCACAAGGCTGCGCCTTGGTCTCCATGCAACTCTGGCACTGGGTCCTTCTTTTGGGACTTGTGTTTTTGATTACCTACAGTCCGCGCACGGGAAATCTCCGTGACTTTTTTGATTTGGAAGTATCAGAGGGTGACAATGTTGCCCAGAGGCCCTCGAGAGAGGCACAAAGCAATCGCCATACCCGTCAGCCTAGTGAATGAAGTTCCCCACTTCCTCATCGTGCACGACAGAAGGTACAGTGAATGGACCTTCGTCACAGGCGGGTGTCGCCGACGCGAGATTTACAACCCACTTCGGTGTGCAGTTCGTGAACTCGAAGAAGAAACACGTGGCATCATAAACCTGAAGCGCGGCTCCTACGCCTACTTCAAGTTTTCGACCAATACACCAGAACCCCGGGATGTGGAGGATGGTGTGGATGTTCTGAACCATTATCACGTCTATGTATTTAACATGCAAATGACCCCCATTGAACAACGGCACATCGTCAAACGGTTCACGGAGGAAATGGGCAAGATGGACGCCAACTCTGTACCCTTCCGCAAGAATTATGATGAGAATGACGACTGTAAATTTGAAAATCTTGATTCCATTTCAAAATTGCCAAACCTCTGGCCCATGATACGTCAGCACGTCTTGGGCAACCCTGAATTTCAACAGGCCCTTAATCAGCCAAAGATTCCTTTTAATCTCAGGGTCTAGGGCGAATGACGAAGTCATTCCGACGCGCCAGCGGCCACGAGCCTTTTTCAAAATTCTTAACCGGCCGCGCTACGCGCGACCAAATAACTGCTACGCACTTACTATAGGATGACCCGATCCAAAATCGAGTTCGCCACCATCCTGGCATCTATGCGAGGTCAGGATGAAGACCCTAAACAACTTGCACAGGACATGTCCCTTCGCAAATTGTGTTATGAAATTGAAAAACTTGAGCAGGAGCAGGAGACTCTGAAAGAGTCGATCCCAAAGGAGGAACCCCCAAAAAAGAAAAAGGGCCCCCGCCCCTTCTGGTCTTGGCTTATAGCAGATAGTGATGATGAAGACTCTTAGAGAATTTAGTCTCTGAATTGATAATGTCAATAGAAAGATGGCGGGTCCCGAACGGCCACGCCACCCACGTCCTCATGGATGGTGGGATCCTTTTCGTACCCACAGAGGAAACCAGGGAATTCAACCAAGCCTGTGTGGATGCGATTAATTCAGGAACAAAATTGTACGTGGTCGAGCAAAAGACGGAACTTTTCAAATTCTTCGTGGACCTGGATTACAAGGCCCAAGAGAAACTGAAGGATGAAGATCTTATCCAATTTTGTTCTATAATTCACGAAGCCCTTGGCACGTCATCAAGATGTCTGATTGCTCGAGCGCGTCCGAGACCTATAGCAGATGGTCTCATAAAATCAGGGGTTCATATTCATTGACCAGACTTGGTGGTCACCAGAACTCAGGCTCTTAATTTTAGATCAAAAATAATTTTAAATTTATCACGAGACTTTGCCTTTGATTGGGATCGTGTGATCGATGCGTCGGTTTATGGAGGGTCAGGTCTCAGAATGTTATGGTCCCACAAGAAACCCACCGGAGACCCGTATGTTCCATGGAGGGACCTGAACGGCACGTTGTTCGCAAAGGAACCCAGCGTGGAAATCCTCACGCTCTTTGCTGTGCGGACGGAGGAAGAGGCGCGTCATGAGGAGGTTCTTGAAAATAACGGCCCACTTGAGGAGTTTGTGCGCAAATATATGGAAGGTCAATGGAGAACGCATATCAAGAAGGTTCAGAGGAACGATCACGACGGTTGGTTCGCTCAGACCGACTCCAAGTATTGTGAGGGGATTCACAAGGACCATAAGTCGAATCATACATGGTTTTCTATACGTTCTGGACGCATCTCCCAGCGGTGCTTTGACGAGGACTGTCGCGAGTTCAAGGGTCAGGAACATATTCTCCCTCCATCAATAGTAGAGCAACTCAATGACGTTGCTATTGTGGGTAGTCCTTCTTGCAGTTTTCTTATGGATTTTCTTCCCGATGGGCCCAGTCGCACGTTTCAAAAAGTACAAAGAGAAGGTGCACAAGTACTCGGGTCTGGACCCAAAGAGCTGGGAAAGATTTTTGACCAACATCCAAGAGTTCGAACGGTTGGCTTCGACCGACCAACTTGACGAGTCCGCCAAGTCGCTCTACGCGTGTTTAGAGAATATCAGAGACATTGCCATGGGAATAAGACGGGCGGATGACGCAGAGCATCAGGAGGATCTCAATACCATTGCAAACGAACTGGGATATGAAGGAGAGTTTATAATAAACCAAAATGCAATTTCGCGAGGCATCAACTTCTTCCCCAAGTACTTAAACGAATCACTCGTGGACTATCCAGATGCCCGACCAGACGGCCCCTACCCAAGACTCCGCGCCGACACCTGAGGGGCGGACGCGTTCAGGGCGCGTATCGAAGCCCCCCGTACGTTACGAGCCTGTTGAGCAGGTGGAGGATGACTATGCAGCTGAAGATTACGATTCCGACGAGTCTGAGATCAAATCAGATGGGGAATCGGACGATTTTTCCGAAGAGGAAGATGATGAAGAAGATGCCGATGAGGATGGAAATTTAGACGGCTTTGTCGTACCAGATAAAAGCGAGAGTGGTGATTCAGAGAGTGACGACGATGGAAAACCTGCCGTTCCTGTCAAAAAGCGACCAGCCGTCCCAGTCAAGAAACGGGCCCCCATCCGAAAATGATTGGCCGATTCAAGAGCAGCCGCCCCGCCCCATGTTTCATCGTGACCTCGAGTCTCCAAAAGATCCCCTTGATTTTCTGAAAAATACAAATCCCATAGGTCTCATTCTTCTCGGTATCGTCATCGGCGTTCTGGTAGTCAGTATGCGGCCTATTGTAATTAGCGCTGCTAAGTGAAAAGGGCAATTCCGAAGGACTTGGATCCCCACAGGCTAGGTCACCGTATATAAAATTGCACTTCCAGAATTGGAATCAGCCCCAATAAAATCTCCAATAGGACCCGTGCGTTTCACACGGACGTCCTCCTGAAGAAAACCAAACCAAGGATTCTCCCGAGTCTGATCGGCTGGTTCCATATCTCTGAATACATCAAACTGATTGTCATTAGCGGCAACAGTTTGAGATATTCTTGCGGGTGCCGGTGGGAACCGCTTGTACGCAAGGTACAATAGGTACAACACCATCACGACCGCAATCAGTTTAAATAACATTATTAGTACTAGTTAGCAATATTTTAGGCGGCATCGGGTACCTCCTCCTCCTCGATGATCGGCTCCTTCGTCTTGGCGTCCTCCTCAGCCTTGACATCGGCCAGGGACTTCTCCTCAGCCTCCTTGCGCTTCATGATCTCGGCGGCCACGCGGATATCCGCCTTGGCAACCAGCTCCTCCATCGAAGCCTCTGGGAACTCCTTCTTCAGGTCGTTCAACAGATCAGCCGGATGAGGAATCGGTGGAACGTCCGGCTTGGTGTAGTACTTGCTGTGCTCGTCCCCTGGCTCGATGAAGGGCGTGTCGCTGCCCTCAATGGGCTTGGCCATCATGTCACGCTTACGCTTCTCGAACATGGCCGCGGCCGCCTGCTGACTCTTGCGGTAGTTGACCATAATCTCCTCGAGCTTATCGTTCTGATAGTGAACGTTATCAATCTCATCGCGCTTGGGTGGAATCAGAAGCCACTTGTACATATCCACCACGTAGATGTCGACCAGTGCGTCATCCTTCTGAAGGCGCTTGGCGTGGGCACCCGCTTCGTCACGGGTAGGGAAGCAACCACGAATCTTCAGACCCAGCTGATCATTCTTCTGGGGCAGATCTGGGCCAACAAACGACACACAAGCGAAAAGCTGTCCTGGAACCGTCAGGTAATCCTGCTCGAGGGAACCCATTTAAAAGTAACAAGCGTTTTTCTTTTAAGTCTAGAAACGCAAATGGAAGATCTCCGCAAAGTCCACAATAACTATAAACGTAAGCACATCAACAAATGGGTCACGGTGCCCAATTCCTATGTCCTCGACTGTGGATGTGGCCGGGGCGGCGACTGGTGGAAGTGGAAGGCGTGTGGCGTACGGTTGGCGGCCATCGACCCCGACAAAGAGTCACTCGAAGAGGCTGAGCGTCGGGCCCGGGAAATGGGGTTCGACGTCTGGTTCCTCGGTCAGGGTGACATCCGCCAGGCTGCCTTTTCGGGACCCTATGATGTGGTTTGCTACAACTTTTCCATCCATTACATTTTTGAAAATGAAAAAACCCTCGAAGAATCCATCAAGGCCATCAAGGTGGCTCTCAAGCCCGGAGGTCTCCTCATAGGCATCACCCCTGAAAAGGCTCGGGCTGAGGCCATGGCTGATGAGTCTGGTAATTTCAAAGACAAATTAGGAAATGAATTTCAAATTAAAAATGAAAAACTTATGGTCAGATTGACGGATGGCCCGTTCTACGCCGACGGGGTCAAGGAGGAGCCCCTTCTGGACGGGGCAATTTTGATCCAAAAATTGCAAACCCTGGGATTCAACCGACTGGTATGGGAACCCATGGCGCCCAGCCCGACTGGATTGATCTCAGATTTATATACAAAATTTGTCTTTGTAAACACTAGAGGAGATGAACCAGGTGGCCTATCTCGCAGTGGGCCTAGTGGGCCTCGCCCTAGTGGCTATAACT